GAACCTGTAACACTTTTGGAAGCAAAAGAACATTGCCATCTTGATAGTACGTCCTTTGCCGACAATGTAACGATTGTCCAGAGCATTCAGGGCGGTTATCATGCGACTGCCATTTATACCGGCACAAGCACGGATGTAAGCGGATATGATGCAGTTGTATTGCTCGAGTCTTTTTCAAACTCTGCAGGCGGCACAGTTGATGTTGACATATACGAGTCAGATGATGATATCACTTTTGCTGAATGGACTGCCGGAAGTACTTTCCCTCAGATAACCACGGCCAATGACAGTGCAAATTATGAGGTAGCCTACACCGGCGGGAAACAGTATATCAGGGCTTATGCCACTGTTGACGGTGCAGAATGCAATTTTGCGGTTTCAATAGTAAAGGGCGCTCCTACGAGCATTGAAGATTCTTATATTTCAAACCTGATCACCACCGCCCGCGAATACTGCGAGGACTACCAACACCGTGCGCTTGCCACCCAGACGTGGGACCTGATACTTGATAAATTCCCATCGACCAGCGACTACATTGAAATCCCGCTTCCTCCGCTGCAGTCTGTTACAAGCGTAAAGTATATTGATTATGCAGGAGTATCAGCTACGATGACGGCTGGACTATCCGGCTATTTTGTGGACACCGACAGCGAGCCCGGGCGGGTATGCCTATCGTATAGCGTAACCTGGCCGACTTTTACAGAGTACCCATACGGAGCTGTCCGGATTCAATTTGTCGCAGGATATACCGGCAGTGCTCCAAACGCTATCCCGCTGAAAACAAAGCAGGCAATGCTGATGTTGATCAGTCACTGGTATGAGCACAGGGAAACTGTGCTAATTGGTTCGATTTCAAAAGAATTAGAATTTACGGTTAATGCATTACTTGAAGGTGATAAAATTTATACCCTGTAGGAGGCCGCCATGAACCCAGGAATATTGAGAAGCCGCATAATAATTGAACAAAAAGCATTCGCAGACAACGGTTTCGGCGGCCATACGGAAACCTGGTCAGCTCTGGCGACTGTCTGGGCGAAAGTGGAGCATCTTTCCGGAAGGGAACTGCAAATGGCGCAGCAGGTGTCGCCGGAAATCACGTATGAAATTACCATCCGCTACCGTTCAGATGTGACCACCAACTACAGGATAAATTACGCCGGCCGGTACTTCAACATCCGGGACGTAAAGGATCTGGACAATATGCATAAGTGGCTTTTCCTGAAATGCGAGGTGCGGGAAAGTGAGCAATGACAATAAGAATTACAAGAGCAATATAAAAAATACTAAATATGCACTAACCGCATGCGAAATGGGTGCCTTTAAGGAAATAGGAAAATATCTGAGGACGGAGATCAGGAAGAATGTCCCAAAAAGCGCGGAGACAAGAACTTATAAAACAAAAGCCGGTACATTGGTAAAGATAAGACCCGGACGATTAAAGCGCAGCATAGGATTCGGCATAATGAGAAAGTTCAAATACCTGCAAATTGGAAGCAAGGCTTTTTATTCACCAATGATTGAACTCGGGACGCAGAACATTTCGCCTGACAGCTTCCTTGAAAGAACGGTACAAGAAAACATAGATCGTATCAGGCTGATAGCTGGAAAACATATCAAGGAAATCGAGCAGGAGAACATAGATATCGGACTTCTGGGCGGCGATGTGATTGAAAGCGACACCATACAGGAGATGAAGGAATGAACACAATCGAGCTAAAAAAAATGATATATACGTTCCTGAAGACAAAGGCGTCCAGGGTTTATCCATCGGATGCAGTACCCGACAATGCCGCGCTGCCATATACGACATATAGCCTGACAAGCAGCTTTACGGACGAGAACCAGAAGCTCGAAGTATTCACCCTGCTTGTGGATAACTGGGACAACAATCCGGACACAACGGCGCTGGAAACAGTTACCGGCAGCATAGACGTGGCCGGCAATAAGGTAACAGCGACCGGCCTGCATAACAAAAAGTATTTCGCAAGCGGCACACTGCAGGCATGCTTTTATAGAGAGGCAAGGCTCGAGATAGATGACGAGGATCCGGCAATCAGACGCCGGCAACTGAGGTATGCAGCACAGGCTTATTTGAGTTGAGGAGGATTTTTATGTACAGTAAACTTTCAGAAAAATGCAAGAAATGTCCACATGTTAACAACTGTAATAATAAGAGAATGGAAGCCTGCGCGGTAATGGAAGTAATAAGGGAGCCCAATTTAAGACCAAATATCACAGTTCCATTAGCTATGCCAATCACGGCACCAGTTTTAAGGGACACAAGCATACAGGCGCAAATAGCGGAACAAATAGCAGAGCAATTGAAAAAGGATTTTTACAAGCACTATAACTTTTGTGCTTTTGAAAAGCTTTAATTTTAGGAGGATTAGAGAAATGAAAAAAGTAGCGCTGGTAGGATACGCCCCGAGCTGGAAGGATGCTCCATACGATGATCCGGATATTGAAATCTGGATAATGAACGACATGTACGATTTTTCACCCAGGTGGGACAGGCTCTTCGATATCCACATGATAGACGAAATCAAAATTCGCAAGAGCAGGGGAGAAGGGAACCAGCTCCATTATGAAATGCTGAAGACTTTAGAGAAGCCAGTTTATATGCAACAACATTTTGAGGAAATACCGGCAAGCATTAAGTTCCCTCTTGACTCCATTGTGGATAAGTATTGGATTCCTGCAATGGGGGATAAGATTTTCCTGACCTGCAGCGTGGCCCACATGCTGGCACTGGCAATATATGAAGGCTATAACGAAATCCAGCTTTACGGGATCCACGAAGCTGTGGATGACGAATATTCCTGCGAAATGCCCTCTGTCCTGTACTGGCTTGGCGTGGCTCATGCGAAAGGCATAACAGTAAAAATATCCCCTGAAAGCCCGCTTCTGAAGGGGTATTTCATTTATGGTTATGAGGATCCAAAAGACGCAGCATTTCAAAAGCAGATGAAATACGAAATAGACAGGATGAAAAAGATTCAGGACGAGGCAGTAAAAAAGCAGCAGTTTTATCATGACGAGGAATGTAAATGCATCGGCGCTATGGCGATGCTTGAACATATAAAAAAATTAACATCAGAAATATGAAGGGAGATGATTTGAATGTTGAGGAATATAAACCTCCAACTATTTGCAGTACCTAACGATATCATCCTTGGTGATGGCGTATTTTCCATAGGCCAGACAACATCCTCAATGGTTGATGTAGCTCTGACAAGAGGCGGCGGCGCATTTATCATTGAAAGGGAGTACCGAAATATCGAAGCGGACGGGGATTTTGGCCCCGTGAAACAAAGACAGAGGGTCACAAAATCGGTTGCGAAATTAAGCATGAAGGCTCTTGAGTTGGTGCCCTACAGGATGGACGAGTATTATCCTTCCATATCTGCCAGTGCAACCGGAGCGATCACTGCCGGAACGACATGCGCAATAACGGGCAATCCGTTGTCCAGCAATATCACATCCGCAGATTATTCATTTGTTACATGGACCGGCTACACAAAGGGCGGCACAAGAGCTTACATCGAACTGCAGAATGCGATCAACCTTGAAAACATAAGCTGGCCGCTTGTCGACAAGGACGAGGTTGTTGCAGAGCTAAACTTTACGGCCACGTATGAAACATCGCAGCGCACGAAAGAACCTTGGAAAGTAGTGTTTACATCGACGTCCTCCTAATTCATTTTAGGGGTAGGGTTATTCCCTGCCCCAACTTTTTATTATATTTTTTTATAATAATTTATTATACTTTTTTAATAATTTTAAGGAGGATGTCATGGATATAAATTTAAGACCATTCGAATTTGCAGACTTGCCAAAGCTCTCAAAGATACTGAAAAAGATGGAGATCAAAGAAGAACTGAAAAAGCTTTTCTCCATGCCTGGCGTCAGTATAAAAGATTCGGAAAAGGAAAAAGAACGTAAGGGAAAACTTGCCGAGGAAATGGGTTCGGAATTCGGTGCTACGATTATTGTGAACTTACATATGGCCGAAACGGAAATATATGAATTTATTGCCGGCCTGACCAAATTATCTGTTGATGAAGTAAAGAAAATGGTAATTGACGACATGGTCAAGATGTTTACTGAATTCGGGAAAAGCGCAGGTAGCCTGGTAAGTTTTTTCAAATCTGCGGCGAAATAGACGAAATCGAATTATACGATTTGCTATTAAGCCGGTACCACAACGTCGATTTTGTCATGAGGATGGATCTCATTGATGGGCTGGAATTGTATGCGAAAGCCAGGGAGAAACGGCAAGAGGAAAGACTATATCAGGCATGGGTATCATTGTATCCGCATTTTGACAAGAATACTTTTATATCATGG